GCTGATTGGGAAATGGGTAGAGCTGCTCGTAGAGGTAAAGCAACTCATACTTTAGTTGAACAATATATCAAAGGCGAAACACCAAGTGAACGAGGTGTATTACCATTAGGTTTGTTTAGATTATTAAAACCTTATATTGACCAAATAGACAATGTACATCTATTAGAAACAATTATGTACAGTCCAAAACTAACAATCGCTGGTCAAGTTGACTGTGTTGCTGAATATAATGGTAAGTTATCTGTAATCGATTTTAAAACAGCCAATTCAGAAAGAAAAGAAAGTTGGATTGAAAACTACTTTATGCAGTGTTCTGCTTATGCTCAAATGTATGAGGAACTGTTTAATAAAGAGATAGAACAAGTTGTAGTATTACTTGCCGCAGAAGATGGTTCTGTTGCAGCACATATCAAAGAGAAAAAAGATTATATGCCAAAATTGATAGAGTCAATAGATGGCTTTTATAAATATTATGAAGAAATAAACAAAGATAAAGTCAAAAGTTGAAGAAATAAAAAAGGTGATTTAACATATCCTACTTGCGACCATAACAGCTAAAGGGAAACAATGAAAAAACTAATAATAGGACTATTACTTTTTTGTACAACAGCATTCGCAAATCCTTATGGATTTTATCAGATACAAATGCCAGTTGTATGTGGTACACCAGATGCCATTGAAAGTTATATTAAAGCAAAGAATTTTGATGCCGTTGGTATTAGTTTAGGAAGAGCAGGAAGTCAACCAGATGGTGAACCTGTTTTCTTATTAACATTTTATGCTAATTCAGATAATGAGTCATTGATGACAATGGATATACCATCAGGTGCTGAAAGATGTATCTTATTTCACTCTTTCAATACTGCTTTATTACCTGAAAAACCAGGCACATAGAATTTAACGTTGAAGGTTTGATAATAACCGAACTGGACGTGGTTTCAATACCACCACCTCCACCAACTCTAAACATATCTAAAGGTATGCTTTGAGGGGGTGTAAGGGATCGACAGGCGATTAAAACTTACTGGAGTTAAATGGCTGATACCCTACTATCAAATCATAAATGCTAACGAAAGTTATGCACTTGCTGCCTAGTTAATAGGTAACGGCGTTGGTGGGTACGTGGCAACAGAAACCCACCCTTTACAAACGAGTAAAAATGTGATATAGTGAGGATATATGAATAGTAAAGAGTTTAGTTTAAAAATTGAGAACGTGGTCAAAGAAAAAAAATGTTCTTATATGGACGCCGTAATATTATATTGTGAAGAATTAGAAGTAGATCCAGGCACAGTATCAAATCTTATTTCAAAATCATTAAAAGAAAAAATTAAAGCAGAGGCCATTAATTTAAGAATGGTCAAATATCCGAAGTGTGGTCAATTACCTGTTTAATTTATGTATGGTGGATTTGATGTATTTAAAGTGTATTTGGGAGTTAAGTTACACTTCACAACGGATACATATGATTATATTAAATATGAGGGAAAAGTTAACTGTAAATTAGATACCTTTACAAAAAGAAATGATAGGTATTTTTTTCACAAGTTAAGTAAACAATATGGACAAACTGATATACTTGATTTCTTTGTTGCTAACTTCGCTTCAGATAGCAAGGGATGGATTGGTAATTTGTTACAAAAAGATGGTAGAGATGTTTACTTGGATTTTAAAAAGCGTAAAGAAGCCTTTGCCTATCATTTTAGGGACGATTTGGTACGGATCAATAATGACTTTATGTCTAATAGCCTTTCTTTTGATGATGGTTTTGTATGTGGTAATGGACAACATCCTAGATTGCTACGCTTACTTATTCAAAAAAGAGCGTCACAGCAGACCGTCATTGTGCTTGACCACTTTTTGTCGTTTAGTAAGAATTGGAATAAAAAAATTACCGAGAAAGTTGTATGGCCTAAAATCTCATCTACGCTTACCAGACTAAAACCTTTTATTCGGTTTAATGAAACTGAATGTAAAATGATTATGAAAGATATTTTTGTAAACAAATGAAAAGAATATTTTGTATAGGTAATGGTGAAAGTCGTAGTGATATTGATTTAATACAATTAAGAGAACACGGAAAGATTTATGGTTGTAATGCTTTGTATAGAGATTTTACACCAGATGTATTAGTAGCTGTAGACCAAGGCATAATGCACGAGATATATCATAGTGGTTATCCTTATAATAACGAATGTTATTTTAGAAACTGGTCAAAAGTACCTGCTGAACTATATGAAAATATGATTAAGTCTGGTGCAAGTGAAGATGATATAAAATTAGCAAGAGAAGAAGGCGCCTTTTATGAAAATAAAAGAACACCTGAAACAAGTCATTTTGTAATGCACGGCTCAAGTGTGGCTGGTGTAGTAACTATTATTAGAAAAGATAAATCAAAACAGAAAAAACATATTCAACAAAAATCAATTAAGATTTCTTGGATTAAAGATAATGATAAATCAAATTGTATTAATGATATATTAGAAAAAAAGAAAGATCCTGGTTGGGCAGCTGGTCCTACTTCTGGTTATATTGCTTGTGTTAAAGAACAACCTGATGAAATTTATCTAGTTGGCCACGATTTAAATAGTACAACGAATAAGGTTAATAATATGTACAAAGGTACCAATAATTATGTGGTGGCAGACCACTCTCCTACACCAAGTGTCAATTGGGTACAACAATGGAAACAGACATTTTGGGACTTTAATGGTAGAAATACACATAAAAGGGTACAATTCTATAAGGTCAATCCTAATTTAAGAGATATGAATGAAGTAAATAAACCTGTGTTAGAATGGGACGGTACAGTTACCAATTTACAATACATTGATAAGGCTGAATTTAAAAAGAGATTTAATCTCAAATGAGCATTGACATTTTAAGCATTTTGTGATATATTATAGAATATGTTTGACAGTATAATTTATAGAATCTTAGATAAGATTGTTGGATGGTGTGAAAGATATAGAAATTATAAAATTAATAAGTCTTTACCAAAAGGTATGTCAGCAAAAAAGTGGGCTGAACTACAGAAAAAGTCTTATAAATAAAAATGATACCGATTATACAGGTAACACAAACACAACGAATACAAAGCAATAAGGAGAAAATATGGACTTTGAAACATTAAAAAGCTCGTCAAGCAATTTTGACAAGTTAACAAAAGCACTAGAGCAAAATCTTGCTCCAGAAGATCAATCAAATAAAAACAAATACCAAGACGACAGATTTTGGAAACCAGAGTTAGATAAAACTGGTAACGGTTATGCTGTTATTAGATTTCTACCTGCTGTAGAGGGCGAAGACTTACCTTGGCAACGAGTTTGGTCACACGCTTTCCAAGACAAAGGTGGCTGGTACATTGAGAACTCATTAACAACATTAGGTCAAAAAGATCCTGTTAGTGAAGAAAACACAAGATTATGGAATACAGGTGTTGATAGTGATAAAGAGATAGCAAGAAAAAGAAAAAGAAAACTATCTTATTATTCTAACATACTTGTTGTGTCAGACCCTAAACATCCAGAAAATGAAGGTAAAGTATTTTTATTCAAGTTTGGTAAAAAGATATTTGATAAGATTACTGAAGCGATGCAACCAGCATTTGATGATGAGAAACCAATTAACCCATTTGATTTTTGGAAAGGTGCGAACTTTAAACTAAAAATTAGAAAAGTTGATGGTTATTGGAACTATGACAAATCAGAATTTGAAGCTGTGACTCAAGTTGCTGATAGTGATGAAAAGATCAAAGAGTTGTGGAAGAAACAACACGCTCTAAAACCTTTCCTTGACCCTAGTAATTTTAAAACCTATGATGAACTTAAAGAGAAACTGAATAGGGTAATTACGGGTGATCGAAACGCAAGCACCGTTGAGAACGCAAGCCTCCCGCCTCAAACCAACGGTAAAGCGAAAAGCGAAACAGTAAGCTCTAAACCTGAGCTAAGTGATGATGATGACGATACGTTGTCATACTTTAGTAAATTAGCTGAGGAAGAGTAAAATCTCTCTCTAAAACTGAATGCTTTAAGAGGTGGCTAGAAATAGCCACCTCTTTTTTACTTTCCAGCGTATAAATATTGTTATGGCCAGTATATTAGATCCATTAGTAGATAAACAAGGTGGTATAAGAAAATCAGCGGCTTGGTACAAATCCAATGTACAATCACTTGCTGATAGAGTTACTGCTAATAAATTAATGAGTCAAGGTAAACTAATAGGTAGACCTAGTGCTGGTCGTTTGAATATGTTTTTTTATGACCCTAAGTTAAAAAAGAAACTACCATATTATGATACCTTTCCACTTGTATTGCCTTTACAATCAATACCTGGTGGATTTATGGGGTTAAACTTTCATTATTTACCTTACTTGTTAAGGTTTAGATTATTAGAAAGATTACAAAAATTTGCTGATGGTGGTATGAAATCTACCACAAAATTTGAAGCAACTTATGATGATGTAAAAGGAATTAATTTAATTAAACCAACAATTAAAAAGTATTTGTATAGTCACGTGAGATCACAGTTTTTAAGAATAGATTTTGATGAAGCAGCGTTGGCTGTTTATTTACCTGTACAACAATTTAGAAAAGCAGGAACAAGTAGAGTATGGTCAGATAGTAGGAGAATGATTTAATGGACTTTTTATATAAAATTATAGAACACATATCAAGCAAACTAAATGTTTGGGCTTGGAATAAAAGATGGCGTAATAGAGAAAAAGGCACAGGTTATAAAAGAGAGAAAAAATAGATGGCAATTTTAAGAGGCGGCATAAGAATATTTGGACAAGACATAAGAATTGGTCTTCCAAGAGATAACACTTTAACAACAGGTGGTATTTTAAAAAGAGCTGCTGAACTTCCAGGTAAAAGTATAGGCGCAAGTGAAAATACAATTGGCCGATTTATGGCCAATATATCACAAGGTGAAGGTATGGCAAGACCTACAAGATACCTTGTTAGATTTTTTATGCCTAACAAATTAAAACTAGAGGCAGAAAATAATAGTGAAAGAGATGATGATGGAGGAGTTATTACTAACGTAAACACAATAGGTGGGCAAGAACTTGCTAGAAACGTTGGTATGATGTGTAATAAGATTACAATGCCTAGTAGAGATGTAAACACAAAAGATTACATTACATATGGACCAAAAAGAGCTATGCCATATGCTTATTCTTTTCCAGGTACAGTTGAGTTAACAACTTTTGGTGATAAATTTTTAAGACAAAGAATGTTTTTTGAAAGTTGGCAAAAAATGATATTTAATATTAACACACATAATATGAATTATTATGATGATTATACTGGTGAAGTTGATATACTTCAATTAGGTTCATTTGACGCTGATAATGATAGAGATAGAGTTACATATGCTGTTAGATTATATGAATGTTATCCAGCAACAATAGGTAGTTACGATTATGGCTACGATCAAAGAGATTCAATTGTAAATTTACCTATCACATTAAATTTTAAATATTGGAGAAATTTAGGTATTGACCAAGTTAGTGGATTTTCGGTTGGTAAATCATTTGGCACATTACCTGAAATTAAACCTGCTGCTGGTTTTGGTGGCTTATTGGGTGGTATACTAAATAGATTACCTCCTGAACTAAAAAGAGCAGGTAGAGATGTTACTAATACGATAAGAAGAAACTTACCGATTGGTAGAGCGACTGGTGGAAGAGTATTCCCACCATTTTTATAATTAATATAATAAGGAGATATAATGCCGTTACCCATAGTTGAAACACAAACATATGAATTGACATTACCATCTGCTGACATAAAAGTCAAGTATAGACCATTTCTTGTAAGAGAAGAAAAAATACTTTTACAGGCTATGGAATCACAAAAACAAAACGAAATTGTAGAGGCCTTAAAACAAATAGTAAGTGTCTGTACTTTTAATAGTTTGAATGTTGAAGACTTGCCAACTTTTGATTTAGAATATATTTTTTTAAATATAAGAGCTAAATCTGTTGGTGAAATAGCTAAACTTAAAGTTTTATGTCCAGACGATAAAGAAACATATGCTGATGTTGATATTGATTTAACCAAAATTGAGGTTCAAGTTGATGATAAACACAATAATAATATTGTTGTTGATGAAAATAAAAAAATAGGTTTGATAATGAAATATCCTACCCTAGGTGCTGTAGATACAGACACTAAGTTTGATGCAAAAATATCATCAAAAGTTTTATTTGACATCATATCAAAATCAATTTATCAAGTATATGAAGGCGATAAAATATATAACGCTACTGATTATACAAAAGATGAATTGACAAAATTTATTGAAAGTTTAGATTCTAAAACATTTTTGAAAATACAAGAGTTTTATGATACAATGCCTAAATTGATGCACGAAATTGAAGTATTGAATCCTAAAACACAGGTTAAGAGTAAAGTTATGTTACAAGGACTAACTGATTTTTTCGGATAGCCCTCTCACACGATAGTTTAGAAAACTATTTTAGTGTAAATTTTGCGTTGATGCAACATCATAAATATTCTTTAACCGAGTTAGAGAATATGATACCTTGGGAGAGGGAGGTTTATGTGACTTTATTAGCTAATCATATTAAAGAAGAAAACGAAAAGAGGCGTAGAGAGGCGCAAAAGTAATGGATGACACTATTAAAAAAACTGTTCAATTAGAATTAGAAGTTGATACAGTATCAAAAGGACCAAACAAATACCAAGGTGTAATTGATTTGGCAAAGGCTATTGACGCTTGGAGAATATTTCCAAGAATTTTTATTACAACATACATTTATCTATTATACAAAGTGACAGTTTGGTTTATGGCATTACCAGATCCAAATAACGCACAAGCAGGTTTAGTATCAGTAGTTGTTGGTGCTGGAGCGGCTTGGTTTGGTTTATATGCTGGTACAGGACCAAAAATGCAAAAGGACGATAAGAAATAACAATGGCCGAAGCAACAGCAGGAGCATTACAGATAGTACAAACACAACAGAATTTAGTTGGTAAAACTGTTGTAGGTGGAGCTTCAGCTGTTACAGGTCAATCATCAGATAAAGTACAAGTAGGTATTTTAGAACAATTAAGAGATATATCATTAAAAACATTTAGAGCAACAACTAAAGTTGCTGAAACACTTGTCAACACATTAAATTTTCAAAAAACTAAAGAAGCACGTGAAAGAGATCAAGCTTCAGAATTATCAAAAGAAAGTAATGTAAAAGGTAAAAGTGGAGGTGTTGGTGGTGCAGTTACAAAAGCACAAGGCGACGCTGAAAAAGAAGGTGGTAAATTTGTATTGTTTATGGGTGGCCTTGGTAGATTATTTGGAACTTTATTAAAACCATTTAAATCATTAATGAACTTTGTTATGAAAATAGGTCCTATTGCTAGACTTTTTACGGCATTAGGTCCAGTTGCTGGAGGTTTATTAAGATTTACAGGAATAGGTACTATTTTATTTTTACTTGTAAAATATGCTGATGATATTATGAAGGCATTAGAACCTGTCATATCAGCAATAGGTAAAACATTTGAAATATTAAAACCTGTATTAACACCTATTATGGGTGCATTAGATTTTTTAATTAAGGGTGCTATAAATGAAATTGGTACAATTATTACAGCATTTGTTAATGTGTTTAATGGTGTTTTAACGTTTCTT